AAGAAGCCCAACAACCCAATCACCCAAGACATTCGCAAGGCTATCGCACACCTTGAGTTTGAATTAGAACGCCAAGTACACAACCAAGCAGATGAGCAATCAGGAGAAAGCACAACAACTCAAGGAATCAATGTCAAGTATGCAGTACTATACTAACCCTGCCAAACGCAGAAAGATTGACTTCATCCTTGCGGAGTGCGCTTCCCTATTCGCAAACTGCGATAGCACGTATGCTGCTCGCCAACAGGCGAAATACAAAGAGCAAGAGCTGCTCGCTCAAATCGCCAAGCTCGACTACCACTTCGCCATCCAATGCGGGTACCAACAGGCCGACTAACGTCCTACACGGTCACCATCGGCAAGGTGCCGAGCCTAAATGCATTTTATGCATCAAAGCATTGGACAGTCCGAGCCAAAGCCAAAGAGAAGCATTGCGGTGAGGTGTTGCAACAACTGCAACAACTTGACAAATACGAGCTTGACCACGTCAGCATCAAGTGCCGAGTCAACTACCGCTACGACTTGGACAATAGCGTGATGGCAATCAAGTTCGCTCTTGATGCGTTCAAGCAATGGGGAGGGGTGAAGGACGATAGCCCCAAGTACGTGGACCGCATAAAGATGACCTACGACCCCTCCCTGCCGAAGGATACCGCAGAAATTATTTTTGAGGGGTACGTTGTAGATTAAAAATTTTTTTTATTTTTGTAATGTCAAACTTAAAACCAATCAGATGACATTATCACTTTCTCAAGAGGTTTACTCTCAAACAATCGTGGCGCAACAAGCGTCTATCCAAGCACTCCAAAACAAAGTACAAGAGCTTCAAGCTCGTATCGAAGTGTTGGAGCAGCAATCTCACCTATTCATTTAAAACCAATCAACAATGGCTAAAATCGTAAGCATCACCCCTACGGGGCAATGGCAAGACCTGTTCAAATTAGAAATCCGTTTCGACAACGGAGACTTCGGAACTGCGTTTGCAAAATCACAAACCCCCTCCTATGCCGTAGGTGATGAGGTAGAGTACACCAAGAACGAAAAGGGTACTATCAAAATCCAACGCCCAAACAATTTTGGTGGATTTAATGGAGGTTCGGGAGGCAGCTTTGCCAACGCTTCGAAATCGTCAGGTGATGAACGCTCCGCCTCCATTATCCGCCAAGTTGCTTTGAAGGCAGCAGTTGAGTATGCCTGTGCAGCAGCTCACGATGTGAACACCATCTTGGCTAACGCAGAGACCTTTAATAAGTGGATGACGGGCCAATCAGCAGCACCCGCTTCACATACTGAACACTTCGCTACACGCAACGAATCGCCTTTCTGATTGGTTTCTTTGGCATCGTTGTGATAGAGCCTCCTTCGGGAGGCTTTTTTTATTGAGAGACGTTTGTATATTAGCAGCACCAATCAGATACAATGAAACATCCCGACTTACTACCAAACGAAGATTCACTCCCGTATCTTCAACGTGCCTTGAAAGGCAAATACTACGACACAGGCAAGCTCGGTGTTTGGGAACTTGACCAATACCTACGCCTAAAAGATGGCGAGTTTGTTATGGTTGTAGGCCACGCCAACGTAGGCAAGACTCACACGCTGATGTACCTGATGCTTCTTCAGTCTTACAATCACGGCAAGAAGTGGCTCATCTACTCATCCGAGAACGAGGTGCATTCGCTCAAGCGTAAGCTCATTGAGTTCCTTGCGTGCAAACCTATTCAGGGTCTTGATGAATTAACAATGCACCGCAAGTTGGACTTTGTGAATGAGTATTTTCAGTTCATAGACGGCAACAGGCTACTGAACGCCTACGAGCTTTTGGACATAATGGATTCAATCAAAAACGAATGGGACTTCACAGGTGCCTTGATTGACCCATACAATTCACTCACCACTGACCAAAAGAAACTCGGCAAGACAGGGATGCACGAATACCACTACGAGGTGGCATCAGCGTTCCGCATCTTCTCGCACAAGAACAACGTCACGCTGATTGTAAACGCTCATCCTGTGACCGAAGCAATGCGGAAGGTTTACTACAAGGGACACCCTTACGAGGGCTTGCCTATGCCACCAAATACAAGCGATATTGAAGGAGGGGGCAAGTGGGGCAACCGTAGCGACTGTGTACTTGTGATACATCGTTTTAGCTCCCACGAGACCGATTGGATATACACTCACATCCACGTTCGCAAGGTCAAAGAGATGGAAACAGGAGGGCGAGTTACGCCATTGGAAACACCGCTTGTACTTCAGTCCATTATTGGTAATGTTGGATTCAAGATGAATGGGCGTAACTTGCTCGGCATTAAAGAAGACGAAATCCCCTCTGCCGATGTACCCTTCTGACGATTCACACGACCTCTACATCAGAGAGAAACAACTGATGTTGGCAGGTACTGCGATGTGGCTTGCGAAGCAAGCAGCAGACAAAGCAAACGGACGTGAGGTGCAAGATGAGATGCTGCACCACGTTATGAACTGCCACTACGCAGACTTGCTCTTGCAGCAGTTTATTGACTACCGCCAATTCATTGAAAGCAAAATGAACGAGATGTACCTCGCCAACGCTCGGCTGCGAGTTGACAATGAGGAGATGCACTACGAAATTGAGCGACTGCAAAAAATTATTGAGGACAATATATGAAGCAGATACTATCCCCCTTTCAGCAGTACGAGTGCTTTGAAGCAAAAGGCGAACATTATCTCGTACTTGACTACACGATTATCCAAGACAAAGAAGACAAGCTCGTTGAATGGTGCAGTACAATGAACATAAAGCGGCTCAAAGACCATATGCATTATAGCTTACCAATGAGCCACATTTTAGAGAAACACAAACAAAATGAGCTTAAACCAATCAAGTGCAGATGAGAGCCTTTGAACTACAAAAGATTCAGCAGAACTATTCAACTTTTATGACTCGCTTGGGCCTGTCGGACACCGACACCCGCAAACGTGAGTACGTGTTAGCAAGAGGCGCATTCTGCAAAGCCTACCGACAACACGCAAGCCTAATGGAGCTTGGACACGTTATAGACAAAGACCATAGCAGCATCGTACACGCCTGCAAGACCCACGAGGCACGTATGTTGTACAAGGACTACCGATGGGCGTACAAGATTGCCTGTGACGTGCGTGATGACAACCCAATTGAGGCACTTGAGAATGTTGATTTGACTTCGCTCACAAGCGAAATAAAACACCTCAACGATATGGTCACCGAGTTATCTAAATATAAAGAACTATATTTAACTCTGAAAAAGACATTCGATGAATTTTGAAGTAAACATTTGGCCCATTACAGGTTTTCTCTTGGGTGTGAACTACGCCTCAACAACTGACCTTGATGGCGAAGACCTTCAGCACGAACTTCAGTTCGCATTCTTCGTAATAATCCTTGAATTTAGTTGGAACTCCTGACAATACTTGCGAACCGCCATACCGATTGGATTCGGATGGCTCGGAGCTTTGGTGCAGACCAAGAGCTTGCGCAAGATATTGTTCAAGAGATGTACGTCCGCCTGTACAAATACGTGGACGATGCCGAGAAGATTATGTACAACGAAACGGAGGTCAACACCTTCTTTGTGTACGTTACGCTTCGCAATATGTACACCTCCCTGATGAAAGCCAAATCAAGATTCGAGTTCGTAGACGTCTCTATTCTTGAAGATGAACTAATCTTTGAGGAGGCGAATGTAGAAGCAGAAATCGAACTGCAAACCCTCTACGAGGAGATATGGGAGACTGCCGATGATTGGCATTGGTACGACAAAAAGATATTTCACCTATACCATAATACTGATATGAGCATTCGCACCCTTGCGGATGAAACCAAGATATCAGCACGTTCAATTTTCAATACCCTAAAAAATGCAAGAGAACGAATCCAAACCGACTGCAACGAAACCTACAAAGCGTGGCAGGAAGCCAAGCGGCTTGGGTGACACCATTGAGCAAATCACAACCGCCACAGGCATCAAGGCTGCGGTAGATTGGTTCAGCGAAGCAACAGGCGTAGACTGCGGATGTGATGCCCGTAAGGAGAAACTCAATCAGATATTTCGTTACCGCAAGCCTGAATGCTTAACTCAAGTGGAATACGAGTTTATTGGCAAGATGAAGGGTCGCAACGTGGTTACTGCATTTGAGCAGACCGAGTTGAATAAAATCTACAACCGAGTATTCAACGACAACGTGCAGCCCACAAGCTGCGGTTCTTGTATGCGTGGTAGGTTGCAAGAACTTGAGGCACTATACAACGCCTACTGATGCTATATACCATCGACATCCCAAAGGATGTTTACAGGTCGTTAAACAAGAACGCCAAAATCAATCCATTCTTCGGCAAGGACATTGTTGGTGAGTGCGTCCGATTAATTTCTGACTACTACGAAACAACATCCGACCCAACTGATAAAGGATGGGAACAATACTACAAAGACGTACAGGGGTGGGATGGTCTATACATTGCTTATGATGCGCTGACGGAGCGTCTACCTGAACTTGATGAGATGACCATTAAAAGGTACATTTATCATCGTGTGCTTGGTCAGACGTGGAATGGGTTTGCAAAAGAGCTGATGGTCATTAACGACCTGAACTTGGCATTCCCTGAGGCGAACTTCAAGCGCACTTCGTTTGCGATAGACCACGACTACTGCATTGACGCAGAGATGTACCATCAGGACACGTTGATTCTTGGTGTGCAAATCAAGCCCGAATCGTACCTGATGATGAACACTCCGTATCAGCTCAAGGCGAAGGAAGGACACCGAGCAAAAAACGAACGATACAAAGAACAGTTTGCGCCCT